CGGCATGATGCTCTGCGCCACCGGCCACATCCCCCTGGGAATCGCGGCGATCATCGCGGGCATCGCGGCGTTCGCGATACACGAGGAGGTCGACAACGAGTCGGCGGTGCCGGAGAAGATACAGCGGGTGGTCGGTAGGGTGATGGGCATACTGAGCCCGGCGCTCGCCGCGCTCGGCATGGTGCTCTGCGCCACCGGCCACATCCCCCTGGGAATCGCGGCGATCATCGCGGGCATCGCGGCGTTCGCGATATCCGAGGAGTCCGACAACGAAGGAACCCTCCCCGACAAGGTGACGAGGGTGGTGGACAGGATCCTGCAGATACTCGGCGCGTCGCTGGCCGCGATCGGCGCCATCCTCTGCGCCACGGGGCACATCCCGCTGGGAATAGCCGCCATCATCGCAGGCGTCGTCGCGTTCTCGATCCACGAGGAGCTTGATGACGAGACGGCAATGCCCAACAAGGTGGAGCGCGTGGTCGGGCAGATACTGCGAGTGCTGGGAGGGGCCCTCGCCGTGATAGGAGCCATCCTGTGCGCCACCGGTCACATCCCGCTGGGAATAGCCGCCATCATCGCAGGTGCCGCCGCGCTGGCGCTGCACGACGCCACCGACGACGAGAGCGCCGTCGTGGACAAGGTGCGACGCGTCGTCGACCAGATACTCGGGATAGTCGGGACGTCTCTGATGGCAATCGGCCTGGTGCTCTGCGTGACCGGCAACATACCGCTCGGAATCGGCTTCATCATCGCCGGGGCGGCGTCGTGGGTCCTCTCACAGGACGTCGACTGGGACTTCCTCGTGAACAAGGTCAGGGAGATATGGTCGTCGATCACACGCTTCTGGAACGAGAACATCGCGCCGGTCTTCACGGCCCAGTGGTGGGAGAACCTGTTCATAAGCATCGTCAACGGCCTCATAGGGGCCGTCAACGACGGACTGAACGCCTTCGGCACCTTCGTGAGCGGGATAGCCGGCGGCATAAGCGACGTCCTCAACTTCTTCGGTGTGCAGTGGACGCCCTTCACGGTGACGATGCCCCAGATACCCTACCTCGCGCAGGGGGCGGTCATACCGCCCAACCGCGAGTTCATGGCGGTGTTGGGCGACCAGCGCCACGGCAACAACATCGAGGCCCCCGAGGCCCTCATGAGGCAGGTCGTCCGCGAGGAGACCGCGCCGATGCTCGAAGACGTTATATCTGCCCTGCTCGTAAGCGGCACGCCTGCCACTGGCGGTGGAGACCGCCGCGACGTGGTGCTGCAGGTCGGTCGAAGGGAGCTCGCACGCGAGACGCTGTACGGCCTGCGCGAGCTCGCGGCGACCGGCGAGCTCGGTGGCGGAAGCCTCCTGTTCACGTAGGTGAGGAGTCGATATGGCAGACACGAGCCCAATCATGGTCGGGCCCACGCCCTATGCGCTGAGCGCCGTTCCGACGCCCTTCGACATAACGTGGGGTATGTCCGACGTATCGGCGGCGGACGCGGGGCGCAGCGACGACGCCAACGCAACCATGCACAAGAACGTAATCACAAGCAAGGTGACCCTCGGCCTCACGTGGAAGAACCTGGACGGCGAGCAGACCTCGCAGGTCCTGCAGGCGTTCATGCCCGAGTACGTCTTCGTGAGGTACCACGAGCCGACCATCAACGCCTACGTCGTCAAGGAGTTCTACACGGGAGACAAGAGCGCCCCCGTGCACAGCATCAACCTGAAGAGCATGCACATCGTCTACAAGACGGTGAGCTTCAACGTGATCGAGAGGTGAGGGCATGCTATCGACGAGCTTCGCCTTTCGGAGGGCCGTGGCAGAAGGCCGGCACTTGGACACCAGGATCGCGCTGACCCTCGCCGACGGCACGAGCCACGAACTCGCCGGTGCGGACCTAGCCATGGGAGGGCTTTCGTGCAGCGGGTCAAGCAGCCAGGCAGGTACCTTCGGCATCGGCGCCGCGGTGGTGGGCACGGCAGAGGTGACCCTCATCAACTACGACCAGAGGTGGGACTCCACCGACTTCACCGACGCTCTGCTGGTGGTGAGCGTGGGTGCCACGTACGCTGGCGGAACCACCGAATGGCTGCGCAAGGGCACGTACACATGCGAGCAGCCGGAGGCCTACGGCTCCACCATCGGCATCACGTGCTACGACAACATGTCAAAGTTCCAGCAACCCTACGCGCCCGTCGGGACGATATACCCCGCGACCCTGCGCACCATCGTCACGGACATATGTGCGGCGTGCGACGTGCAGATGCTGCAGGCGTCCTTCCCAAGGGACACGCAGACCGTCGCCACCCGCCCGGACGACGACGGCGTGTCGTGCTTGGATGTTCTGTCCTGGGCGGCGCAGATGGCCGGGTGCTTCGCGGACGTCGACCCTTGGGGGAGACTCCGCGTGCGGTGGTACGAGACCTCGGCGTTCGAGACCGAGGACTGGCGCGACGGAGGCACGTATGACGTCGCGGTGACGCCCTACGGGGACGGGGACGCCGCCGATGGAGGGGGCTTCATGGCAGGCGGTGCCGCGATCGACGGCGGAGGCTTCTCGGCACCGCGCTGGGCGACGGTCACCGCCATAAGGTCGCTTACCGTGGTGACCGACGACGTGGTCATAACCGGCGTGAACGTGACCGCCTCCGCCGAGGTGAACGACGACGGGACGCAGGGAGCCGAGGGCGAGTCCTTTTTGTACGGACAGGACGGATACGTGATATCCGTGCAGGACAACCCGTTCATACAGTACGGCTGCGCACAGTCGGTCGCCCAGGCGATCGGTCCCTCCGTGGTCGGCATGCGGTTCCGGCCCCTCAGGGTGACGTCCATGGGTGACCCGGCAATCGAGCCGGGAGACCCCGTGCTTGTGGTCGACCGATACCAGCGTACGTACCGGGCGTGGGCGACCTCGCTCACATGGAAGTCCGGCGGCATCCAGTCAATAGACTGCGACGCCGAGACGCCGGCCCGCAACCGCGCCGAAGGCCTCAGCGCCGCGACCCGTGCCATCGTGCAGCAACGCAACAGGATCCGTGCCGAGATGAGCGCCCGGGAGCGTGCGATCAGGGGACTCGCCCAGCAGCTCGAAGGGGCGTCCGGGCTGTACAGAACGGAGCAGGAGCAGCAGGACGGGTCCGTGATCATATACCTGCACGACAAGCCGACGCTCGCCGAGTCGCAGATCCTGTGGAAGATGACGGCGACCGCCATAGGCATATCGACCGACGGAGGGGAGACATACCCATACGGGCTGGACGTGAGCGGCCAGGCGATACTCGACCGAATCTATGCGATAGGCATAGACGCCCAATACGTGAACACGGGACGCGTGGCGCTCGACGGCAACGGCTACATCGACTTCAACCAGAAGTCCTTCGCGCTCGGAGACCTCTCCACCATCGGGGGCAGGAGCGCCACAAACGTACTCGCCAGCATCGACGCCACGGTGACGGACGTCGACGTTGAGTACGCCGAGAGCCAGAGCAACCAGAATCCCCCCGACACCGGATGGTCGACAAGCTCCCCGCAGTGGCGCGACGGGTACTACATATGGCAGAGGACGAAGACGACGACGGGAACTGGGCAGCATGAGCGGACGACCTACAGCGCCGCCACCTGCATCAGCGGGCGGGACGGCGTGGGCGTGGCGTCGACGTCCATAAAGTACGGGCTGAGCGACAGCGCGTCAACGCAACCGTCATCGAACGCATGGCAGGACAGCGTGCCGTCCGCGATCCCCGCCGGCAAGTGGCTATGGACCAAGACCACGTACGCATACACGGACGGATCGAGCAAGACCGTCTACATGAAGTCGTATGTCGGGACGGACGGGACGAGCGTCTCCGTGTCAAAGATCGAGTACGGGACCAGCGCGAGCGCCGCAACCGAGCCGTCGACCTACTCGCAGGCCGCGCCCACGTCCATCACCAGCGGGAGCTGGCTATGGACCAAGACGACCTACAGCGACGGCAACACGGCGGTCACGAAGTCGTACGTCGGCCGGAACGGACAGAACGGCACCGGCATCGCGTCGCACTCCGTATACTACGGCGTCAGCGAAAGCGCGTCCACGCAGCCCTCCAGCTCGAGCTGGTCGCAGACCGCGCCAACGTCCATAGCGTCCGGCAAGTGGCTATGGACCAAGACCGTCATCGCGTACACGGACGGGACGGACTCCACGTCCTACAGCAAGGCATACGTCGGCACCAACGGACGAAACGGGCAGGACGGCACGAGCGTCACGATCCTCGGCTCGTACGACACGCTGGCCGAGCTCCGCGCCGCGCACCCAACGGGAGGCACGGGCGACGCATACATCGTCGACGGCGACCTGTACGTCTGGGACGGCTCCGCATGGCAGAACGTCGGGCAGATCCAGGGCCCGCCCGGGCAGGACGGGCAGGACGGCACGAGCGTCTCCATCGAGAGGATCGAGTACGGGACGTCGTCCAGCGCGTCCGCCACGCCGACGAACTACAGCACGACGCCGCCGGCGCTCGCCCAGGGGACTTGGCTCTGGGTGAGGACGACCTACAGCGACGGCGGCACCGCCACGACGAAGAGCTACGTCGGCACGGACGGCAGGGACGGCGACAGCGTCACGATCGTTAGCACGTCGAAGACGGGCGGAGTGACCACGATCACGCTGCGCGACGGCAACTCGACGCGAGCCATCGAAATCGCGGACGGAGAGGACGGCGAGGGCATACCGGGACGCGACGGAGAGAGCAGCTACGTGCACATCGCTTGGGCGACCTCCAGCGACGGCCAGAGCGGGTTCAGCACGACCAACAGCGTGGGGAAGACGTACCTCGGCGTCTACAAGAGCGCGGACGAGGCCGACAGCCAGAGCCCCGGCGACTACAGCTGGTCGCTGATAAAGGGCTCCGACGGCACGAGCCCCTACGCGTATGTGCTCACATGCTCGCCCGCGTCCCTCGTGCGCGCGGCGGGCGGCGCCATATCGCCGTCGTCCATCACCTTCTCCGCCGCGAGGTCGCAGGGGACGTCCGCGCCGACGGCGTACGCCGGACGGTTCGTCATCGCGGAGCACGACGGCAGCGCGTGGAGCACGAAGTACACGAGCAGCGGCAACGAGAGCAGCAAGTCGTACTCGCCGACCTCGACGGCGAGACTCGTACGATGCACCCTCTACCTTGCCGGCGGCACCACGACGCAGCTCGACGTGCAGACGGTGCCGATAGCGGCCGACGGCGCCGACGCGTACACGGTGATGCTCACAAACGAGGCACACACCTTTCCAGCGGGCGCGACCGCGGCGCTGAACAGCACCGCGACGTGCAACGTCATCGCCTACAAGGGCTCCACGAGAGTCGCGGCGACCATAGGCAGCATCGGCGGCAAGCCTTCGGGCATGTCGACGAGCATCACCGGCAACGGCACCACAAGCGCGTCCTTCTCCGTCTCCGTCACCACATCGTTGACGACCCAAGGAGGCGTCCTTACGGTACCCGTGACGGTGGACGGGCGGACCTTCGACCGCCGCTTCTCGTGGGCGCTTGCGCTTACGGGCACACCCGGGAGCGACGGGGTCGGCATCGAGTCCATCGTTCCACAGTATCTGCTGACCAGCAGTGACAGCGACGTTCCGGACCCCGACGACAGCGGATGGTCGGACGTCGAGCCGACATGGCAGAGCGGGTACTACATATGGACCCGCAGCTACATAACGTGGGACACGGACCCGGTCACTACGACCACCACGACGCCCACCCTCGCGTCCGCGCTCAACGACCTGGGAGAGAGGTCCGAAGCAAACGCGTCGGGCATCACCGAGCTGCAGGGAGACGTAAGTACCCTGTCCGGATCCATAGAGACAGAACGAGACGAGCGCATCGCGGAGACCGACGACATCAGCAAGTACGTCTACAACCTGGAGGGAGACCTCGCAGCACGCGAGGAGGACCTGCGGGAACTCATACGTCGCGCCGCGAAAGGCGCCACCGACTACATCAAGTACGAAGACGGAGAGCTGACGCTTGGCGCGACAGACTCCGCCATACGAAACGTGATGACCAACTCGAGACAGATCTTCCGCACGGACTCGGGAGCCATCGCATGGTTCGGGCTGAACGACTTCGCGATATGGGAGCTATTCATCCAGACGGCCACCATCCGTGACCGCCTGAGCTTCGGGAGCTTCAGCTGGATCGCAAGACAAAACGGAAACATGACGCTCAAATGGACGGGTGACTAATGAAGACGCTATCGCTGATGAAAGAAGCCGAGAGCGTTGGTGCCTACGGTGGCGACGGATCGCTCAAATACGACACCAGCACGACCGACACACAGGTGGAAATCAGCCTAAGCCGTATCTCGGGAATACTGTACCGTCGCACGTCCTCAACGTCGTCGACCGGTACCGGAATCTCCTCCACGATGACGTACACGGTAAAACTGAGCGGTGCCATCAGCCTGAGCCTGACCGGCACGTACAAGTCAACCGACATAAACGGCCACTATTTCAATGTGACAAAGGTGGTCAAGAGGACGCATGCCGCACAGTCGGTAAAGATCTCGGCGACGCTCAAATACGCAGCAAACACAGGCAGCACCGCCGTCACCGCGAGCAACTCCGTGACGATCTCCATACCGGCAAAGCCCTCGTACTCGGTCAGCTATCTAGCAAACGGAGGGACGGACGCTCCGTCGGCGCAGACCAAATGGCACGACGAATCGCTTACTCTCTCCAGCGCCAAGCCGTCGCGCACGGGCTACGCCTTCAGGAGATGGAACGTCAGCCAGTCGGACACGGGCACCGCATACGACCCCGGGTCAGCCTATGCCGCCAACGCCGCAATGAGCCTGTACGCCATATGGAACCCGCTCATACAGTACAACCCCAACGGAACGGGCGTGGGTGGCATGCCGTCCACGCAGACGAAGACGTTCGGCACCTCGATATCGCTCAGCAACAACGTCCCGACGAGAAGCGGCTACGCCTTCGACGGATGGTACAAGAACACGGCTGGCACCGGTACCAAGTACACGCCTGGGCAGAGCTACACGTCGAACGAGGCCCTCACGCTATACGCCAAGTGGCTCAAGGTGCCCAGCGCACCAAGCATACGCTCTATCACGGTCGTCCGCTGCGGCTCGAACGGCACGCCGGACGACACGGGCACGTATTGCAAGGTGACGTCATCATGGGCCGTCGACACAACGTCGGACACGGTGGCGGACAACACGGGAACGGTGACTGGCACCATCAAGGCGCAAGGCACGTCCACGGCGCGCTCCATATCCTTCTCATCAGGCGCGAGCGGCACGTCTGGGACGGCCATCGCCATAGTCAGCGGATGCGACACCGACGCGCAATACTACGTCACGGTGACGGTGACGGACAAGGTGGCATCCACGTCGAGGAGCGACGTGCTCACACGCGCGAAGTTCGTCATGGACTTCCACGCGGGAGGCAACGGCATCGGTGTGGGCTGCGCCGCGCCGGAGGACGGCTTCGAGTGCGGATGGCCCGCGCAGTTCGACGAAGACCTCACGATCCTGGGCGACGTCAATGCGGCAAACCTGTCCGAGACATACGACAACGTCGTCGCGAACGTCATAAGCGCGAGCGGGACGTGGACGGTCAGCGGCGCTAGCGTGCGCAAGTTCGGGCACCTTTGCCAGCTCTACCTGTACGTGAAGAACTCCTCCGCACTGGCGGCGGGAGCGGGCGCCACGCCGGTGGGAACCATTTCCGCCGGGAACAGGCCAAAGTCAATCATAACGTTCGGGTGTCCCAACGGCGGCGGGTACATCACCACGGGCGGGGTAGTCTACTTCCGCCCGTTCGTCGCGGTCTCCGCAAACGCCGCCTTCTACATCGCCGCCACCTACTATTGCTGAGAGGAGGAAGACATGGCTATACAGCTGCGTAGGGGACAATACGAGAGGTTCGATCCCACGAAGCTCCTTCCGGGAGAGCTTGCGGTGGTGCTTTCGGGGGACCCGGGCTCGGTGAACGGGATGTCGATCTACTGTTGCTTCGCGGCCGGGACGGTCAAGCGCCTCGTTACCCTGGAGGACGTGAGCGGGATTATCTTCTCGATGACCGAGGACATCGCAAACCAATTCACCGCCGACGTGCAGCAGGCCACGACCGACGCCAACGACGCCGCGGCGTCGGCGAGCGAATCAGCGAATGCCGCAAGCACTGCCGCAAGCGAGGCCACGGGGGCCGCTGCCGACGCGAGGGCCGCTGCCGACGAGGCCAGGGGTGCGGTCGACCCTGACATGCGCTTGTACATGAAGTGGATCGAGGACGACGAAGGCGACCAGATACTCGCAGTGGTCGACACACAGAACTAGATCGGAGGAAACAATGGCAATATACCCATTCGTTAGCGAGAAGACCGGTCAGCGGCTGCACGCGGAGCTCGCGAAGCAGACGGCGCTTCTGGCCACGATAGCTGGCAAGAGCGTGCGCGCCGCCATGCTCGAAGACTGGGAGAACGTGGCAAGCCTGGTGAGCAACGGGCTCGGAAGTCTCGTCCTGCCCGTGGCCTCGCAAGTGGTCACCCCTTGGACAGACTCGCGCCCGGAAAACGACACCGAGCACCAGATGGCCTGGAACGTGGTGCATCACGGCGACGGGACGCTTGTGTCCGGCGAGACCGGCAAGGTCGCGCTTCTTCAGATGGACAGGTGTCTGCCGTTCGACACGCAGTTCTCGCCTTACCAGGCCTTTCTAAGCGCGATCACGCCAGTGCCCGCAGGGACGTACAACGTCTCCATGGGCTTCAACTGGGGAACGAACGTCAAGAGCGGAAAGACCTACCAATTCACCCTTACGCACGACCTGCCCGCAGGCGGGCAGCTGGCAGGCTTCTATGGAGCGCCTGACCAGGCGCCGGGAAACTGGCGCGTCTACGCCTTCTCCGGGCCGAGCGTCACGACTCCGACGGAGACGTGCGTCGTGACCGAGGGAAGCGCGGGAACGTCTCTCGGCACCTTCACGGCAGCGGGAGTAAGCGTTCCCGCATCCGGAACGCCCGCTGAGACCACTGTGGGATCGCTGCGATTCTACGGGCTCAACTCCCTACACCGTGTGGCATACGGCAACAACAGGTGGCTTCACTCGCCTCTGCGCCAGTACCTCAACGCGCAAGGCACCGGTTGGTGGTCCCCCGCGACTGTCTTCGACAGACCCCCGGCATATGCTGCGTACGATGGGTTCCTTACCGGCTTTTCCGACGACTTCCTGGCAGCGATGCAACCCATCGCTCAGGTGACCGCACTCAACTACGTCACGGACGGAGGGACATCGGCGGAACCCGCCTACGACACCACATACGACCGCGTGTTCTTGCCGAGCGGAAAGCAGCACCACCTTCAGCCGACGGCGGCATACGGCGGGTCTGCCGGACTTGAGGGCGACTCATGGGAGTACTGGATGCGCGTGGCGGGGACGCAGACGCCGCTGCCGTGGTCCACGTGGGGCAACGAGGCCACGTACCACCCCGAGTACATACAGTACGACCTCGCCGCACCGACGACAGCCCGCACCTGCTTCATGCGGTCGGCCGATCGCGGCGCCGGCAGCGGCGTGTCGGTCGTGAGCGCGTCGGGCGGCTGCTACGGCAACGCCGCGGTGACCGGGTATCGCGCGGCGGCGGCTTGTGCCATCGGTCTAATCGGCTAATCGCACACGCCCACGGCGTGTGCCGCACTAAGGAGGACGCACATGACGGTGAGGGTCGCCGAGCGGTCCGCAAGCAAGCTGGACGCGCAGGTAAAGACCGAAGAACTGATCGTGCACACACTGCGGATAGCCTCGAACCAAAACGTGTTCGACCCCGCATTCAAGGCGCTAACCGACCGCGTGATAGACTGCGCGGTAGGCATAGGGCAGGACATGTGGGAGGCAAACAACATCAGAGTCGCACAGGGAGACAAGAGTTGGCCTACGAGGTACGCCCTGCAGCGCAGGGCGCTGCGCCAGATCAACGTACTGCTTTACCTGATGACGCTCAGCCGCAGGGCCTTCCACTTGAGAACGAAGAAATACGAGCACTGGGCGCAGCTGGCGCGCGACGCCAAGGTGCTCACGCAGAAGTGGAGAGACTCGGACGTCCGCAGGTACGGTCGTCCGTAGCCATCTTGGGACGCCAGGCTGTCAGCCCGCACCTGCTTCATGCGGTCGGCCAATCGCGGCAACGGCAACAACGTGTCGGTCGTGAACGCGTCGGGCAACTGCAACAACAACAACGCGGTGAACGGGTATCGCGCGGCGGCGGATCGTGCCTGGAACGAGCATTTAGGAGGCCTACACGCAGTGATGGTCGCTCAGACATCCAGTGGCACAAGGAGCCTGCATCCCGGGGCGTCAAGCCCCGAACAGGGCAATGGCGACGGGCCGTGCGTCCCGCGGGACACGTGCCCTATCACCGCCGAGGACGTCATAGGCTTTGACGCACTCTGGGAGTCTATGATGAGGTCGAGGGAAGGGGTGATGTGGAAGGGAAGCGTCGCGTCATTCTGCCTCAATGGAGCGGAAAACATCTCTCGGTTGTCTGCCGAGCTGCGCGATGGCACGTACAAGCCGGGTAGAAACTCATGCTTTCGCATAACGAGCCCGAAGCCGCGCAACGTGGTGGCGCAATGCTTCCGCGACCGCGTCTACCATCGCAGCATAGTGGACAATCTCGTATACCCCCTCATGTCCCCATCTTGGATTTACGACAACGCCGCCTGCCAAAAGGGCAAAGGCACTGACTTCGCGCGCGAGAGATTCCGCAAGCACCTGCGCGACCAGTACCTCACGGACGGAACGGGCGGGTGGATCCTCTCGGTGGACGTGAGGGGCTATTACGACAACATCCCGCACGACAAGGCCGAGCGCGTATTCGACCGACTGCCCGACTGGGGCAGGCGGATGACGGTCGACGCGCTCCGCGCCCATTACCCAGGCGAGAAGGGATACAACCCCGGCTCCGACATCGTCCAGATGGTGGGCGTCGGATACCTCAGTGCGCTCGACCACTACATCAAGGAGGGCCTGCGCGTCCGCGGGTACAGTCGCTACATGGACGACCTACGGCTTGTACATGGGGACCGGGAGCGCCTGGAGCTCTGCCGCGACGAGATAGCGCGCCGACTCGGCGACCTCGGCTTGCAGCTGCATCCCGCAAAGACGCACATACGACCTGTCGCGCAGGCGAACACATACTTGGGCTTTGACTTTCGCATGCTACGATCCGGCAAGGTGGTCATGACGCTGACGAGCTCAAACGTCAAGGCCATGCGCAGGCGGGTCGGCCGACTCGCCATGCTCGAAGAACGCGGCCTCAGGCCGGCGGGCACGACGGATGTGGCGTATAGCGGATGGCGGGCCCATGCAGCAAAGGGAGACTCTCTAAAGGTCCTTCGCAAGTGCGACGAGTGGTACATGAATCAAATCGTAAGGAGACTTGGAAATGATCAAGACTAACGACGAATGCGACCCGCGCGCGGAGAAGCTCCGCGAGCACATGGAGGCCAGGCTCAGCCAGCAAGACGCCACGATTGCCTACGTGGCCATGATGGCGGACGTCGACATTGACGAGGAGGCGGGCGGCGATGAGTCCAATGTACAAGAAGATTAAGGCCTGGTACGACTCCGGCGCGTGGCCCGAGTCCTGGGTGCGTAATGCCTACGACAAGGGCAAGATCACCCACGAGGAGCTGCAGGACATCCTCGGCGTCCATGATGACGAGGAGAACGGAGACGCCGCGAAGAGCTAGACCTTGCTTTAAGACATTTGGTTCGGTAAATGGAAGACCATAGGGCCACCTCGCATTGGGGTGGCCCTATCTATTTGATTGGAGGGACATGGCACAACAACTGCCCTTTCCTGCTAACTTGCTAGCCGCGCTGTGCGGCCTCAACCCGACGCCCTTTATCCTGGCGTTCTGCATGATACTGCTGGACCTCGCCACGGGCTTCGTCCTCAAGGGGGTGCTGTCCCGCAACGTGCAAAGCTCGATCATGCGCGAGGGACTCAAGCACAAGGCCTGGGAGGTGGCGCTCATCATCGCCACGGCGCTGGTCGACATAGCGCTCTGCGTCGGCATGAACGTCGGCATACCGCAGCCGGTGAGCACGGTAACGTGCGCGTTCATCTTCATCATGGAGCTCGCGAGCGTCTGCGAGAACGCGCTGGAAAATAACCCCGAGCTCGCCTCCGCACCGATCATCAAGTACGTCAGCAAGGCCCATGCCTCGGCAGGGCAGGCGGATGTGCCAGCAGGAAGGCACGCCAAGCACATTGAGGAGGAACAAGATGGGCAGCATTAAGGCCTTCTGCGCTTTCATGCGCATGGCATGCGAGGACTGGAGCCTGGGATATGACCAGGGCAACCGCTGGGACGTGCGCGACGGTGGCGAGTGCGACTGCTCTAGCCTGGTCATCACCGCGCTGCGCAGCGCAGGGTTCGACACCGGCAGCGCAAGCTACACCGGCGACATGAGCGATCAGCTCACGGAACGCGGATGGAAGCGCCTACCGTTCGACATCGCCGCCGTAAGGCCTGGCGACATCCTGCTCAACGACGTGCACCACGTGTGCGCCGTGATCTCGGGCACCGGAGCCGGGGCGACCATCGCCCAGGCGAGTATCGACGAGCGGGGGCGCGCGTCCGGCGGTGCTGGCGGCGACCAGACGGGAGGCGAGACCAACACCAAGCCGGTGTACATGTACCGCCACGGCTGGGACTGCATCCTGCGTTACGGCGGCGCGGACGACGGGGACGCCAAGCTCGTCATCGACGGCCAGGTAGGGCCATGCACCATCAGGGAATGGCAGACGCAATGCGGGACCTACGTGGACGGCGTGGTCAGCGGCCAGAGCAAGGCGTACGCGCAATGGTACCCACGACTTGCCAGCGTCACGTACGATGGCGTCGGTTCCGCCCTCATGTGTGCCGTCCAGGCAAAAGTCGGGGTGCCCAACCCAACTGGCATCATCGGTCGCGGCACCGTAAGCATCCTGCAGGGATGGCTCGTGATGCGCGGTTACGACATCGGAGGTGATCAGGCGGGCAAGCTCGACGAGGGCACGGCAAAGGCTCTGCAGATGTCTCTCAACGATGGGGCATGGGCATAGACCTAGCGTGCCTTGCATATGCGCAGGTAGACGGCTTGTTGTAAGGTGATATGAGGGCCGTTTAACAATCTGTCGACTGATTGCACGCGGTTTTGGGTACAATCATGCAAGATCAAAAAAGCCAATGGCTTTTGTAAGGGGGTTGCTCCTTGTGGGCAACCCCCTAGTTTTTTGTACATCCGCAAAGTAGTCATTGGTGCCAAAATACGACCAAACATTAGGTTGAGTTTTACTACCAGTGCAACCGCGGAATCCGCTTTCAAAATCTGACGTCTTTTAACATCTGGCTTACATCGCATAGTGCTTCATTTTTTGGCAAATGTCTGAGGCGGTGAATTATGCAAAACCATGCGTGTTCACGCGTGTTCAAGTTCGGTGCTTTTTTGAGTCATTTTAGGCCACTACAGATTGAAAAAGTCCAGTTAAACGGCATAGTCTTGTTAATCTGAAAGGACTTCTAATCCGAAGGTCGGGGGTTCGAGTCCCTCAGGGCGCACCAACAAAGCAGCAGGTCGTATGGGGTGCGACCTGTTTTGTTTTATCAAATGTTTTTCGTTGCGTGAACAAGCGTTTACAAGCCGTTTTTTGCGTATGCAGTTACACCGCTGTTTTATGCATCTTTTGCCCTTGCAGCACCAGGAAGCTTCCTGCCCGCATGGCCGCATCCATGTTGTCCGGCCGCTGGTAGTTGCTGTAGCTCACACGCTCGCTGTGCCCGTGGGCTGCGGCGTTCACGGAGTCCAGGACGCCTGCCTGTTGCATGTACGTCTCATGCGTCGCCCTCATGCGGTTAAGCGGCACGTAGGGGAGCCCGCACAGCCTTCCCTTCCAGCGGCCCTCCTTCTTGGCGTGCTTCGAGGTGACGGGGTCGAACATCGTCTTCCATCGGTGCTGGATGTTGTGCACCGAGATTCCCACAACGGCTTCGTCCGGATTGCCGCGCAATTCCCACAGTCTTGATCCAAATGGCTCGACGACCGCGACTATGCGCATTGACTGGCGTGTCTTGGTGCGCTTGAGGCCGTCGAGCGTCGTGAGCGCCTTGTACACGGCGATCTGAGTCACCTCGCAGCCGTCAATCTCCACGCGCCTTATGTCGCGCCACGTGAGCGCCAGCGCCTCCTCGCGCCGAAGACCCGCGCCGACCATGACGAGCCAGCACGTTTCGAGAGGCACGCCGCGCATCAGCGGCATAGCCCTGAGTACGGTGCGAGCATCCCAAACGGTCTGTGCTCCCTCGATCGCACCAAACGGGTCCAGGGAGAAGTCGAGGCCGCTGTCGTCGGCGGCTCCGACGTCCCCCGGCAGCTCGAAGCTGCCGTTCCGCAAGGGATTGGACGAAAGGTATCCGTCGCGCACCGCCTGCGTGAGGACGGCGGAGAGCGCGCGCAGCGCGTGCTGCGCGCTTGACTTGGTGGGCAGGGAAAGGAGAACTGCCTGGACGTCCTGACGCTCAATATGGCTTATGTCCGTTTTTGCCATCACTGGAAGCCACGTGCGACGCATCTCTATCTCGTAGCGCGAGTACGTCGCCCTCGTGATCCTCTGCCCCTTTGTGGCGGTGTAAGCGTCCCACCACTTCTTGAGCGTGAGGCCGCGCCCCAGGTCCGGCCTCCTGCCGAGTTCCGCGGAAAGCTGCATCGCGACGCGCTCTGCGTCTGCCATGGTGTCTGCATACCCGGTCGCCGTACGCTTCGACCCGTCCAATGCGTAGCCGTGTGACACGCGCACGCGTATGCGTCCGTCCTTGAGCTGCTTGAAGCTCCCGAGCTTTGACCTTTCGGAGTCCTTGTGCGATGATGCCATATGTGGCACCTCCTTCCGTGATTGGTGGGGCCATTCAGCCCCCGCGCGTCCGCCAAAAACCGCGCTGGGGCTTTTTTCATCGATGTTCACGAATCCGTGCGAGCTCGCAGCTAATTCGTGCAAATTCGTGCAAATTCGTGTGTTTTCGCGCCTCGTCATCCTCTCAGATGGCCTCATCTGTCGGTTATATCCGACGGACGCCGATTGTGACGCGTCTGCCTACGCCCCGGCGTCGAACATGCGCTCGAACTCCCGCTCGTCTTGCACTAGTACCACTCCTTCCAACTAGTACCCAGAGGTACGACCTCTTTCCGAGTTGACGTGCTCCTCGGCGTCGCGCGGATCCACGAGGCCAGGCGAGAGCAGAAGCCTCTCAAGCTTTCGTGTGCGCCTCCTGTGGGCGCTGTACCCGACCTCGAGGCTTCCCACTGAAATGGGCCATTCCCCAGAGGGGCGGTAGATCTCGTCTACCAATGGATCCATGTCGTAGGTGACCATCCAATCGCCCCGATACGACCGCACGCTCTTGGCCAAGGCGCGGTGCTGTTCCTCACCGAAGCTGTTTTCGTACAGTCCCGGACCCTTCTTCACGTATGGCGGGTCGAGGTACACCAGGGACCGCCCTTCCAAGCGAGGTGCCACCTGCAGCATGAAGTCCATTGCGTCCACGTTGCTCAACTCTATCCGGTCCGACATCTCCGCTATCCTCCGGACCTTCTGGCAAAGGCCGTCGCGGTTGAACCGTGCGTCTATCCCGTACCTGCCAGCTTGTCCTTTCCCTCCGATGACGCCGCCCTTGAGGATGCCTGACCGATTCGTCCTGTTGAGGTAGAACGCGGCCTTGCCGAGCGTGACGGAAGGGACGCGTGACCCCTTGTACACCTCGCGCTGCCTCTCCCACTCGTCGATGCTCAGGTCCACGTTCCCGATGAACTCGCACAGCTCGTCCGGATGCCGAACGATGACGTCCCATGCGCTGTACACCGCGGGGTCAAGGTCGTTCAGCGCGACGCGCGAGACCTCGCCCAGCAGGAGGAGCTTTATCGCGAGCCCGGCGCCGCCGCAGAACGGCTCGGCGTACGTGCATCCCGTAAGGGCGTTCGCTCTGATGAGCGAGCTTACGAAGGGATATATTTTCGACTTGCCGCCAGGGAAGCGCAACGGGGTGTAGGTAATGGGCATGGCCTACTCACCGAACCTCTTGATGATCGCCGCGAGTGCACGCGCCTCCCTTACGAGGAGCGTCTCGTCCACGTCGATGGTACCATGCGCCCAGTTATGGAGAAGCGCGTCGAAGTTCGTATTCTCGTCGAGCAACGCCGAGGCGACCGTATTCTGCGCGAGCTCCGTCTTCTGGCCATCGTCGCGGAGCGCCGGTTTCACAACCTTCTTCATAAAAGGTCCAACGGCGCTCGTATACATGTCCTCGGGAGGATTGAGGTGCATGAAGTGGTCCCTTGCCACGCTCTCCAGCAGGAGGCGAAGCGAGAACCCCATTATCGGGAGGAGACATGAAAGGGTGTCTGGCTTCTTGCAATACTCCAGCCACATCCAGTCTATGGCCCTGTATATCACGTTTGCCTGCACGCCCTTTGGACGCAGAGTCTCCCCAAAGAGCGGTTCGCGTTTTCTCTTGGGCGTGGGCTTTCGCCTTCTTGGGGCGGGGGATTGCTGCTCTAGAGGCTCGTCGGCATCCGTGGCATCGTCTGGGCGCTCCACGTCCTCTGCCGTCTTTGGCGACAAGGAGAACGACTTGTCCGCATCGTAGCCACGCGGCTCTTGATACCTCTCGGGATTGAGTTCCCTCAGGGCGCCGAGTAGGTCACCCGCGTTCTTCCTCGCGCTTGAGAGCTTCTTGTCCTTCATGTCGATGATGTCCTGCAGCACCTGCTTGGCCTCTTCGAGAGAGTCGAGGCTGGTCCTCAACTCGCCGTCGACCATCGCGAGCCCCACCGACTCAAGGTTTGCGTCGGTCAGCAGCCTGTTCTGCACGTACTCCTCGTTGAGGTTTCTGTCTCTTCCGACCGCTCCGCCCGTGGCCTCATCGAAGATCATGAGCCGTCCCTTCGGCTTCCCGCGGTGATGGTACTCGAACTGTTCGTATTGGAGGCGGCCCCACTTGCCCGATCCGGCGTGCGTTCGCTCCACGATCTCCAACGCGGTCTCGCGGTCACAGACGTTGCAGGGAAGGGATGTCTGGCTCACAAGTGCGTCCGGAGCGGTGAAGAGGGGAAGTTTGTTCGTGGCGACCTGGTACAGCTCGGGGTCCTGCACGCACTTTAGTACCGCAACGCGACGGTTACCGTCATATACGATATACTTGCCATCCATTGATTTCACGACGGTGGGAATCTCGTTGTAGTAATACTGATTCCCGAGGTCGGACAGCATCTTGTCCAGGTCCCAGTTCCCGCTTTCGTTCTCGATCGCCCTAAGGATGATTTCGCGATCGGTCGCATCGGCGCTGACGGGGTCTCTCGGGTTTTCCGTCCACAGCACGAGTTTGTCCAAGCTTATGGTCTTGATGCCCTGACTCATTGCAACCTCCTAGCTATACGCGTCAACGTCGCGACAGGCCTTGTCGCCGGTGTCGGGCGGAACCGTTGCTCATTCCGCTACCTCCTCGATCCGATCTGATAGACCCCCATTGCTTTTGGCGGCCTCCATGTCGTGACTCACTTGCCGCCGTCGAGGCTTTTCATCCTCTTCTCGAAGTCGTTCTTGTACGTGGCGTCCTGTATCTTCTGGAACTTGGCGAACTCCTCGCGCGCCTTCTTCTCGGCCTGCTTGTGCGACCTCTCGCCCTTGTGGGGCAGCACGTCGCGCCCGTTGAACTTGAGGAAGTCGTCCAGAAGCCTCTCGCAGTCCTCCATGCTGAGGAGCACGTGACGCTCCGCCCTGTCCTCCGCAGTATCCAGAAACATCGTCACGATACGGTTGAGCCCGCGAATCTCGTCTTCGGTGAGGTAGTTCTTCGCCACCGCGACGTCGCTGGAGTGGATGCGCCCCTCCGGCGAGCCCTTCCAGGACGTGAGCCCCATGTTGGGCTTCGTGGCGTCCGCCCTCTTGTGCACGATCTCCGCCGCAGTGTGGCCCGTTATCGCGTAGTGCAGCTTGTTCTGCACGGTCGCGTAGAACCGGTGGGCCACCTTGCTGTCCTTGTCGTAGTCGAAGCTGCACTCCTGGAATATGTCGGTGATCTTCTGGTACACCCTGCGCTCGCTCGCGCGAATGTCGCGGATCCGGGCCAGAAGCTCGTCGAAGTAGTCCTTGCCGAACGGCGCCCCGTTCTTCAGCATGTCGTCGTTGAGCACGAAGCCCTTGGTTATGTACTCCCTGAGCGTCTTGGTGGCCCACTGGCGAAACCTGGTCGCTCGAAGGGAGTTGACGCGGTAGCCGACGGCTATGATGGCGTCGAGGTTGTAGTACACGGGCGGGCGGCCTGCTTGGCGAATTCTTCCGGAAAAACTGGAAGAATTCGTAGACTCGGTCTTATCCAGTTCTCCTGAGGCAAAGATGTTTCCGAGATGCTCTGACACTGTGGACACGCCGACGTCGAACAAGTCCGCGATAGCCTTTTGTGTGAGCCACAGCGTCTCGTCAACGTACGTGACCTGTACCGGCACGTTCACGCCATCGGACTGGTACAGGATTATCTCTGCCCTTGTCGGCTCGCCGCCTGGCGTGGCTACGGCCTTATCGTCGCTCATTCCGCTACCTCCTCGATCCAATCTGATACACCCCCATTGCTTTTGGCGGTCTCCATGTCGTGCCCGGTGGCAAGGAGCCTGTCCTGGCGCTCGCGGTCGAGGCCCTGCCACACGCG